GTCCACTAAATAGCCTGGCCTGCGGCGCTCACCGCATGCTTTCAGACCTCTCCCGAAGCGACCTCCGAAAAGACCGGACACGGGGTGGACCTCGTGGCCGGGACCAGGAATATGCCAGTGTTCATGACTGTAACATCGACCGGGTTGAGGTCATCACGTAGGTGCAGTGCCGCTGCCGCTGGTCGCCGGAGGAGTGTCCCTATTTTGGGTCCAGCCTGTGGGTTTGTGATTTGGCGGCCAGCCGTGTGGTCTTGACGACGGGGCCGTGATGTTCCTTGATCTTTGGATCGGCCAACTCACGCCACAGTGCCTTCATCGCGGCGAGAGTGCCTTCCTGTCCGCTCCCTTGCGATGTCCGCGCTGGCGGCTGCTTGGGTCTCTTGCGGCGTCGGTTGTCTTGTTCGCGGCGGGCGTCGGTATCGAGAATTGAGCAGCGGTTGAATGCGCAGCGACGGAGAACGGGATAGTTGGGAAATCGCTGCACCCGCCGCTGCGAAATCCGCGGCGGCGCGGCACCCGCGGGGCCCAGCTCGTCTGCTCCAGAATGGCGGATGTGCGAATAATGATCTCGCTCCCCGGGTAAGGGGCCAATCAAAACAATGGCTTACAGACTCGTTTTCACACCGAAAATTGGTCATTTTGCAAGAAAATTCAAAGCCTTATGGGCAGTCTAGTTCCTTTTTTTAATTCGCGACTCTGCACAGTTTGGTGCCCGTCGCTTGACCGACGACCCTGGAGGACCCGGAAACCGCCCCCCCTTCTGACCCCTCCTTTGGGGGGCCCTCGTCGAACTTGGCGGCGCCTTCGCGCAATAGCCTTTCCCACCCGGCGGGGGTCAGCTTGATAGGCGGCCCGCGGAAGACGCCGATCGGCAGGCCTCGGGCCTTGGCCCGCTCGGTGTGACCTCGGCCTGGCGTCCTCATCCGTCACTCCGAAAGGAGGGCGAGCAGCTGAATGACAACCTCCTGGGCCACGCCTTGCACCCTGCCGGCCACGAGGGCGGAATAGAACTGCGCGACGTCGGCGCGCGTCTCCAGCTTGATCGTGGCGCCGCGCTTTGGGTCTCGGTGGTCGAGCACCGCGATCGCCATGAACCCCTCCTCGAGGAAGATGGTTAACGGCGGGCGTTCAAGCGTTCAGTCGAGCTTGCGAATCGCAAGGGTGACAGGTGCGTCGGGCAGCACAGTGACGTCCGCGGAATAGAGCGGTGGCGAGGCACCGAGCTCCAATGCCTGGAAGCCGGGCGCGTAGCCCGTGTAGGTCCAGATCTCGAACGTCTCGTCGTGCTCCTTGCTGCAGATCAGCATGTGCTCCAACAGCAGCGGGATCCACTCGACCACCAAGTCGGCGGCGATCTGCACTCGGCCCTGGCGGTTTTGCGCCAGCGCGACCGTCAGCTCGGCCCGCGTCGTCACTGCAGCGTGCGCTTAAGGTGTGCGCTTAAGGGCTCGCCGCGCGACCCAGCCGACCGCGACGCCGAATAGCTTGGACATCAGCAGCACGCGGCCTGAAGGCATCCACTGCCCGCGTCGGTGCTGTTTCAAGATCATTTCCGCCGCGGCGACGACCGCGAGCAACTCGACCACGGCGGCCGCCAATTGGGCGTAAGCGAGGACGAGCCGGATCACCCCCAAGGCGAGAACCCGCTAGGCGGCGTGAAGACCATTTCCTCAGCTGCCTCTGGCCTCGTCAGGCTCTGCAACGCGTCGATCATCTGGTCGGGCGGCCCTCGATCACCTCCTTGAGCTCGGGCGCGAGGTCGATGTTGACGTTCGTGGCCTGCAGCACGCCGGCATCGGTGAAGATCACGTTCGTCACGCTGTCATCGGCGAGGAGTCGACGCACGGCGTCGTTGCGCCAGTGCACGTCCTCATCGATGACGACTGGCACCCGCTTGGTTCCGTATGCGACCGGGATCGGCTGCCCCTTGGTCTTGGTGAAGGGGACGCGGTTGCCGGCCATGTCGACGAAGTAGCGAACCGGGTCGAATTTGCCCGTATCGTTGATGCTGAAAGTGACCCAACTGGCCAGTTCGTCGGCGAATTGGCGGTGCATCGCCACGATCGCTCGCCGGCTCAAGTATTCGGTCCAGGTTTCGGGCCGATCGGCGGGGCGATCAGGGATTGGCGGAAGCAATGCCACGCTTAGGACTGCGTTGCGGTGACCGTTTCGTTGACGGTGTTGGTTGTAGCCGGTGCGACCGGGCAGGTCGAGGCGGCGATGCCGTTCGGTCCGACGACGAGGTTGACGCCCGAGATCGCGAAATCGGTGGTGTCGCCGGCGAGCGCCCAGGTGATGGTCGTGTTGTCGCCGCCCGTCGGCACCAGCGTCGCAACCACGGTGCCGGGCGGTGCCTGGCAAGCGACCGTCGGGTTCGACGGCGAGAAGGTGATGGCGAGCGGTGCCGTGATCGTGATGGTCAAGGTGCCCCTCACGCTCAGCGTCGTGGCGGTAAGGGTCGCATTGGCCTCGGCCGCCTGCGCCAGTTCTTTGCACGGCATGCAAAGAACCGCCAAAACGGCCAAAAGCTTGCCTGCCTTTGCGAGGCGGCACTCGGTCAGCCGCAGATCGTGGCAGCTATCCTGGCCCTGCTCGAATAGGTGGCACGAGAAGCCGTGCACCCCACGGCAGCGGGATCTCACCCCTGATCGCCGGCAACCGACAAAATCACCCAGACCAGAACCGCGATGAACAGCGCCCAGATCAGGCCTCGCGCCCATTTCGGCAGGCGCTCCCAGCGGGTGTACGGGTTCCAATCGGGTTCCAATCCTATTGCCTCGGCGCGCCGCCCTCAGAGGGTGAAGGTCAGGTAATAGACCGTGATCTTCAAGGTGCCGTTGCCGAGCGTCGGATTGCCGTTCGTCGCGTAGTAAAGGGGCTGGTTGGCCACGGCTGAGGTGGCATTGACGTTCGAGGTGTCGCCACCAGCGGTGATGATGATCTGGTTGACGGTCCCGTTCAGCAGCGAGGAGTCGCCGTTGTCAGCGGTCGCGCCCTCGATCGAGCTGCCGTAAAACAACCCGCCGCCGCCACCGGCATAGGTATAGGCAACCGAGCCGAAGGTGTATTCGTAGATCGTGTTGAGGACGACGGTCACCTTGCCGGCGCCGGGCGCGGCGAGGATCAGCACCGGGCTGGTGCCAAGTCCGAGCAGCTGCACCGAGGTCAGGCTGACCGTTGTGCTCTGGATGCCGCCGCCGCTCGGGTTCCTGAAGTTGCCGTCACCGTAGAGCGCCTTGGTGCTGTCGCCGCTGGCGTCGCTGCAGAGATCGGCGAGCGTCGCGTCGACCGAGGCCAGACCCGGCGAATTGCCGCTCAACACGACGCGTTTGGTCATTGCAAACCTGTATAATTTTCAGCGGTTCTGCAGCGCTTCGAGCATGCCGAGGGTGGCGATCAGGATGCCGGAAGCGGTCTCGACGTCGAGGCGCTTGCGGCGCCACTCCTGCAGCATCGCCCAATGCCGGATCGTCTCTTCGAGGCCGACGACGTGCCACAGGCACGAGCCTGGGGGCGAGCCGATGCCGCCGATCATTCTGATGGTTTGGTAGACGCGCTCGCGCGCGGTCTCGATGCGAAAGCCGGGTAATGCGGTCGGAGAAAAGCCGGTGCGTTCGAGCTTTTGGGCGCGCAGCGGGTCGAGATGGGCGCGCTGAAAGGTCTCGCGAAAGTCTTCGCCAGCCCCGCGCATGCCCGCGGTGATGCTGCCGCGCCGCTCCATGGCGGCGAGGATGTCGATGGCGCGAAACGGTCTAGCTGGTCTGCCCTGCTCGTCGGCGATCGGGCGGTTGAGCCGCTCGACCTCACCATGGCACAGGCGTTCGGGGGTTGGGGGCCAGGTCAAATCGCTGACCTGTCGGTGCTGCCGAGGTCGCTTTTTGCTCAAGGCAGCAAACGGAGATTTCCGATTTGAGCGGGTTGTCTAACCCAAAATCCGGTCAGATTTATGGCGTCTATGGCGTCAGCGATGCGCCCTGGCGTGCCCGGCGCGCACGGTGCCTTGGCTTGGGTAGTTGCGCGGTTCCTTTGGGCCATCCCATCAAGCCTTCAGCTGCCTCGCGGCAAGTGCGGGCCATCTCCGTCCAGAAACCCGCTTCAGGGTGTTCCGGCTTTTCGCGCGCGTCGCGTTCATAGCTGAGCGCAGCGCCGATGCAGCAGGCGGCGCGGTCGCGCTCTGCGGGCGACGGCATTAGTTAATCCTGCACGGTGATCGGCGTGCCGGGCAGCAGGTCGGCGAGGATCTTCTTCAGTTCCGCCTCGGCCTCGGCTGATGCCGCGCAGCTTGGCATAGCGCGGTGCGTCGTAGTGGATCGCGTCGCCCTCGAACCACCAGAACCGCAGATGTGCGGGAATTTCGCTGGCCGGCATGCGACATCTTAATCAGTTACGCCGCTCGGCTGCTACGCCCCAAAGGACACAATGCAGGACGGGGATGGCACCGGGCAGGCCAAGCAGCTGCGCCACCGGGTCGGGTGGCCGCCAGTGCAGCAGCAATCGGTGACCCTCGCTGTCCTGGCCGCGGAAATAACCGCCCTCGTCGGGCGGGTCTGTGGGCAGCGCCTCGTAGCCGGCCTGATCGAGCACCGGCCAATCCGGCTCGACCACAGCTTCACAGAGGTCAGCGATAGTCCCGCGCACCATCGGCGCAATGTTGGCCTTGTAGCAGGGTGTTTCAGCCGTAATCGTTGTCGGGCTCTTCGTCGCAGTCGCGCACCAGGTCGGGCAGCACGCACAGCTGGGTCTCCTCGCACCACCAACCAGGCGCGAAGATCACGCAGGCGGTTGTGCTTGACCGGCAGACGCCAATGAGCGGGCACGGCACCGACTGCAGCCCCTCAGCGAGTGCAGCCTCAAGCCGCGGAACTGCGCAGCGCAGGGCCATTTTGTACATCAATGTACAAATCGGTACGTTTGGCGCGCTCCAGCCGCGCCAGCACCCGCTTGACCGCCGTGGCGTCCCATTTCTCGGCGCCGGCGGGTGTGGCGATGCCGCGGGCGGTCAAGGCACGGGCGAGCTCGCCGAGCGAGGTGCAGCCGGCCTTGCGCGCCTCCTTGATGTAAAAGTCAACATCGCGGGCATAGCTCAGCGCCCGTTCCGAACGCACCGCGGTCGCCCGCTGGGTGTCGCCGGCGGTCAGGTGGGGGTTGCCGAGCCTCACACCGCGCGCCTTGGCGGACGCCAGTGCAGCTTTGGTGCGCTGGCTGATCATCTCGCGCTCGTGCTCGGCGACGGCGGCGAGGATGTGGATCGTGAGCCTCGTGGCGTGCGGGTTGTCGCAAGCGACAAAGTCGACGCCGCTCTCCATCAGCGAGCTGATGAAAAAGACGTTGCGCGCCAGCCGGTCGAGCTTGGCAATCACCAGACTCGCATGCCGCAGCCGGCAGGCGGCCAGGGCGGCGGCGATCTCCGGCCGGTCGTTTCGCTTGCCGCTTTCGATCTCCTGAAACTCGGCGACGATCACACCCTGGGCGATCGCGACATGCCGGGTCACCGCCTCGCGCTGTGCATCGAGACCGAGCCCCGAGACACCCTGCTTTTCGGTCGAGACCCGGAAATAGGCGACGAACCGGGGCACACCCGGCGCCGAATAGACCCGCCGCACGAGCTTAGCCACCTGGTGAACCACCTGGTGCGCGGTTAACCAAACCGCTCGAGCGCTCGTTAACCACGCCAACCCTCCCCACCCCGGGAGGGAGGGAGTTGCCGAGGTTTTTTCCAGGGGGGTCCCACCGGGCGCGACGTCGCCGGCGCGGCGCTGCGGGCGTGAGCCTGGGGTGGCAGACCCCCGCTGCGTCATCGGTGAAGGCGGGGAGACGAGCCGCCTGTACGAGCGCCCGCGAGCGCCGCAGGCCCATTTTAAAGCCGTGGCAGTTCGAAACGTCCGATTGACGGGATGCGAGAGGGTCGCGGGTCTACACGCCGATCGTGGCGTTAGCATGATCGCAATTGCTGATACCGCGGGAACGCGGTTTCGTTTGACGGAATGAGTCGGTAAAAAGGGGATAGACATCGCTTCGGGAAGCTGCTCGGTAAGCGACCAGCTGCTAAATCGCGAACCCGATCGCGGTGAAAGGTGCCGCCGCCAACGCCCCGGAGCGCCACGGTCAAGTCAGCGCCCGGACTAGTGGTGGAAATTCGGCGGTGAGCGCGCGTTGGGGAGGCGCGAGCACTTGGAGCCCGGCGCGCGTGAGCGAGAGGTGGTCACCGGGAATGCGGCTACGGTGGAGTTGCAACGCTTCACCCGAGAGCCACCGAGGATCCGATGACCGACGACAGAATGGCGCTGGTTGACCCGCTGCAGTCTGGTCCAGCAGCTACACCTCGCCTCGCCTTTTTGTTAGGAACGATAGACAACACCAGCCTGGCATGCCTCACATGAGCAGAGCAGGATGGAGAAGGTCTAATTATTGGTCTTGAGTGGACGCGCTCACAATTGGAGCAAACCGACGCGATTGACCCAAACCGGACCACCGTCCCGGGATGCTGAGCGATCGAGGTGGGAGGCCACCCCTCCAGAGAGAGCCGTACGAAGTGGGGTTTTCGGTGGTCATGGTCATTCTTTAAAAGGTCGACCTTCCACCTCAGCGTCGGATCGCCGTCCGCCAGCTGAGATAGCCTAGCCGGATGGGCGCGATGCGCCGATAGCGGCACCGCGACCGAGCCAGCAAGGTCGATCCAAAGCTGGCGTTCAGCTGCCCGAGAGAAATCGGCCGCCCGATCACCCCCAGCGGACACTGGAATACGGATTCTTGAAGCCTCTTGTGGGGGACACTCGCGATCGGCGGGTTTTGCGCACATTGGGGCGGAACGGCCGGTATCGAAAAAGCCGGATCAAGGCGCCATACGACGTCTCGGATTGGTGGTTGTCACCAACGACAAGCCGACTAGTCGTCCTACTCGGCCTCGCATTGCAGGAAATCTACGTTAGTGATGTCCTGCTCTTCCCCTGCCGCTATCCCCAAAAGCACCGGCCATCAGGCGATCGCCTTTAGCCTCCAGCCGTTCAAGGGCGATCCCGCCTTCAAACGGGGCGCGACGGAGCAGGAGGCACTAGCAAAGTGGGCGGCACAGCCGACAAATCGTTTCTCGATTTGATCTAAATCAGGAAGCTGCAAAAGCGAGACGGGTATTGGGAATCCAGTTACGAAAGGGGATGCCCCATGTTCAACCGAGACACCTGGAGCTCGCTTGCGGTAATCATGGCCCTCGCGGCTTCTTCGGCACTTGCCGCGGACACTGAGGCAGAGCCGTTGCAACCGATTGCTTCCGCCGCGATGCCCGGCTGCATGATGCCGGAGGCTGAGGGCGGCATGCCCATGATGCGGATGATGATGGGCCAGAACGGTATGCCCATGATGG